GACTCGTCAGTTCGTATTCTCCGATCTTCGCGCCGTACAGGTTCGCGCCGCGCAGGTTCGCGCCGTACAGGTTCGCGCCGCTCAGGTCCGCGCTGTGCAGGTCCGCGCCGCTCAGGTCCGCGCCGCTCAGGTCCGCGCCGCGCAGGTCCGCGCGGTACAGGTTCGCGCGGTACAGGTTCGCGTAGCTCAGGTTCGCGCGGTAGGTTGTCGCAAGTTCGGCCAAAGACTGAGTTTCCGCCGAAGCTATGATCGCGCCGGTAAATCGGTGCTTGATTTCTCTTTTTTCTTTAGGCATTTGCTGCCATCGTCCTTTCCGGAATTTCTTCCTCAATCATGTCGTGAAACTGCTTCCAGCCTTTCGCCTTGGCCGCGATGAGCAGGAAGCTTGCGAGCGGAATAGACACCTTGCGGTATCCTTCCATGTGGATCTCAAAGTAGGACTCCTCGACGTCCCGAAACATCGGGCCCGCGTCGTCGAACTCAACTACGGTAGCCGTGCGCGCGATGATCATATGCGCCACACCTCGATTGCAAACAGCATTGCCAGGACGAAGGCCAGCAGAGAGAGCCAGGTCAGGGTTTCACGCATGGGGCGATAACCTCCGCCAGTTGCGCACCGGATTCATGGAAGCCCACCCGAGAATGCCGAAGCGCTCTAAAGTTGGCGTGCCCACCCGTTGAGCGATCACAGAACCGTGGCCGGAGCCAATCACCTCCATCAGAACTCGTTTGCGAACGTCGCGGAGAGGATAGGTTACGAGCCAAACTGAGCCGCGCTCAGGATACTGTTGGGTGCTCACATCCGACTCCATTCACGATCCGCTATTTCTTCCTCGACTTCCCGAATCGCGTCGCGCGTGTACTCTTCGTCTTCGTCCGAATTGGTGATCCCCTCGAAATGGTTCAGGATTTCCCACTGGACTTGTTGCCAATCGTCACCCGCCTCGATCATGGGTCGGGCGAAACGCTTCATCTGTTCGAGAGTCGGCCTCTGTGCCATAAAACTGCGCCCCTTCCTCTTTACCGCACCGCCGCGCACACCGCGGCAATGATGACAGCCCACATGGCCAACCCAAGCACCATGGCGCCGAGTAGGCACAAAGGCCTGATGCCGAGACGCGGGCGCGGTTGCTGCGCCCATGCATCCCTGTAGAGCCGGTGAAGGTCGTGCTGTGTCGTCACGGCTGACGCTCTCCCTTCCATGCTCCCGCAGCGAAGGCCCGCGCGAGTTTCCGGCGCTCAGAGCGCGATATCCACGTCTTAAAGAGTGGCCTCTTGGAAATGTCATAGGCATACTGCTGGTTGCCTTCTATCTTTTGAAAATGGAAGGAAAAGAGTTGCGCTCTTCGCACTTGGCGAGACATATTGCCCTTGTAAGTGGTTGTCATATTTTTTAAATTCATGTGGTCCTTTCCACGTCTGCAATTATGCTTTACGCGCGCCTCGTTGTAAATCAGAAAACTACCTAGGATTTTTCTGATGCCTCACTGGTTGGGACTGATGATAACATATTTACATGATAACGTTTGCAGAAGACTATGTGCGGACTAAGAAAGTCAGCGAACTTATGGGCGTCTCGGAGCGTCAATTGCAATGGTGGGACGAGCGCGGAATCGTGTCTCCGATGATTGCCGGTGGATGGAGATGCTACAGCCAAAACGACATCGTTATGATCGGAATCATTGCGGAGCTGAAACGCAAGGGAATGACGCTTGTAAAGGTGCGGAAAGTTATCGCATCTGTGCGCCGGTTGGCCGGAAAATCCGGCATCACATCGGTTAAGTGGCTGATCGCGGAATACGGTTCGTACGGTTCGCTCAAAGTCCTCCTATTCAGTGAAGCGGCCGAAGCAGCCCAAATGATGTTCGTATGTGGTGTCGGCAGGTCGCCGGTATATATCGTTGACGTCGAGAAGTTCGCACGCCAAGCTGAAATGCTTTGGCGAAAAACAAGGGAAAGCAGCCTGAAACACAAAAAACCGGCTGCGTAGATCGCCCTCAGACGAATCGCAGCCGGTCGGTTGATGGTAATGGATGGGGGTTTTCAGGCTGCCGCGTGGTCCTTCACAAGACGCCTGATTGTCTCACGCGACACGTTGCCCAGTGCACGCGAGATCTTACCGACGCCGTCGCCGGCCTGGTGCATCCTGATCACTTGGGCGACATCGACACTGGACCGCGGGCGCCCCAAAGACGCCCCCTTCCGCCGAGCTGTCTCCATCCCGGCCCGCGTGCGCTCGGCGATCCGTAGCCGCTCCTGCTGCGCAATACAAGCCATGATCGAGATAACAGCGTCGCGGAACGGGCCCGCCGAGTCGATGTACTGTTCCTGCAACGAGCGCCAGGCGACACCGTACTTGGTGAGCGTCTGCAGATACTCGAGGGTTTTGAGCGTTCCCTCGCGCGTGAATCGATCGAGTGACCAGAACAGTACCAGCTTGAAGCGCTTCTTCGCGGCGTCCGCGAACATGCGCGCGAATTCCGGCCGATCAACCTTGCCCGATCCGCTGGCAGTGTCAACGTATTCGCGCGTCACCGCCCAGCCGGAAGCCTCGGCAAACTGCCGAAGCTCCCGCATCTGGTTCTCGGTGTCCTGGCCCTTGTCGCGAGTCGAGACGCGAGCGTAGATTGCAACATTCACGATTGAACCCCGCGAATAACCATCAACGCAGCGCGTACGCCCGTGCCGGCAAACGTGCCTGAGGGGATCTCTTCCCAGTGTTCCGCGCGGTCCATGAGGGCCGCTCGCTGGCGTGGTCCGTCTGCGCACAGCGCGACCAGCGTCCCGCCCGGTTTCAGGAAGCCAATCGCGTGCTCGATATGTTTGATGTCGCTTCCGTTTTCGAATGGCGGATTCATGATCACCACCGGGAACTGGCCGCGGCCCTCCGTCACCGTGAGAAAGTCCTCGCAACGCGCCTGCAGTTTGTAGCTCGGAAACGTTTGAGTGAGACGCGAAACGAGGTTGAAATTGATCTCGTAACCTACGATCTCGGTATCAACAGCCTCGATAATCGCGCTGACAATGGCGCCCGTACCAGCGCTCGGTTCGAGCACTGTTTCACCGGCCTGCAGCCCTGAAAGAGCCACCATGCGCCGCGCGAGGTCTGGCGGAGTCGGGAACAACTGAGGCGCACTCACGACCGTAACGCCAGCCTTCAGACTGTCTTTCAGGTCATCGAATACCGTGCGCTCAGGTGCTTTGTACGTCGGTCGAGGATCCTCTCTCACCGGCGCGATTTCTGCGTACTGGACCGTTGGTTTCGGCGCGGATCCCTTCGGCTCGATCACTTTCGAGTCCGTGAGGAAGACCGGAATGCTGGAGAAATAGCTATCCCGGTCACCCCCGCCCCGCTGCATGACGCTACGCTGCCGGTAATCGCCACGCTTCCCAAACCCGGCATACTTTCCGTCGAGCAGGAATTGAGCCACGAAATAGGTATCTCCGAATCGCGACTTGTCTGCCCATTGAGCCGTAGTCATTTCCACGCAGCCGGGTGCCCGATAGTTCACAAGTGGCGCCAGCTTCGTCACTGCCTTCACTTTCTCGGCTTGCTGTTCTGTTGGCGGTTCGTACTCCTGAATGTCTTCAACGTTCAGCACTGACGGCCAGGAAGAACTGATCAGCGAAACGCTCATGGTGACGCCGTCTTTCCGGTTGAGCCGCGCTATCACGTACCACGTGCCGCTATACTTCACGCGGCCGCCCACTGCCATGTCGAAACGGTCTGCTACGAGTCCGCCAGCCTCAGCCAGCATCGCTCTCTCGTAAATCAGGCGCATCTGGCGATGTTCAATGCTGCGCCGGTTCGCCTTCTCGATGCGCTCGAGACTGCTCGCCTGCACCCATCGACCGCCGCTCCCCTTCGGACCAACCCAAACATGCGGAACGCGCGCCGCGTCGTGTTCGGCTTCATATTCTGGAGTCCCGTACGGGTGCTGAGACTTGAAACTGTACGGTGTCTGCATGATCGCGGGCTGTTCGGCATGCGGCGTGTAATCGGCGACAAGAGACCGAATCTCGGCTTCAAGGGTCTTGATGCGCCGCGCTCTCACCGCCGGCAGTTCTTTGTACTTCGCTGCCCTGATCGCGCCCGCCGCCCGGGATTCCCAATACTTCGCCGTCTCCCAGGCCTTGACCGCTTTCCGCATGCCGTTCTCGATCTTCTCGGCATCCCGGCGCGCGTGTCTCTCCGAATGGTGACCTACCAGAATCGGCTGGCCCAGCGGAATCCCGTCTGCAATTCGCGCTACTGCCTCATGCGCCCGGTGTGCGTCCGCTTCCCGGTTCTCTCCGTATTCCTCGAACCGTTCCGCCCGCTGCTCGGCTCTCTCAACGAGCGAGATATCCTCGTCGCTGATTTCGCCGGCCAGCTCCATGCACAGATCCTCACGCGCAGGTGTCCACTTCGGAGCGACGAAAATCCCCTGCTTCGGCGCCCAGATGAACCCCGCCCCCTTCACCCGCAGGTACAGGTCTTTGTCGAGGCGCGCCGCGGGATACAAACGAAGCTTGTTATCCTCCGGCGAATACGTTGCTGAGATGAATACGCAGGTCATCGCGCACCCCCTTCAACCGTCAGAGAATCGAGAATCGATACCAGCGCCTGCCCGTAATGCACCACAAACGAGCGCTTCTCAGACCGCATGTAATCGTGGACCGGTCCCACCTTCCACACCTCGAGCACCGTACCGTTCGGCACCCACACGCTGTATTTCTCCCCCTTGTACAGCGCCATCTGTGCAGCTTCCACATGCGACCCCGCGTCTGTTACCAGTTGCCCGTACCGCCTGATCCCCCCAACGTCGTAACACCGCCCGTTGTCGATCCCCCACCGGATTGAACCGTGCACCGCAGCAGAATGTTTCTGGCTCTCGAACGAATGCGGGCATCCGTCTGCGCTAGGCCCCGCTCCTGCTACATCAGCCCTGCCGCAAACCGTACACCCGTCTTTTTCTCTTCTGGATTCGTCAGCGCTTGAAGTGTCATCGGAAGGCGAAGTTCTCCCCCCACCCCAAAACTTGCTGCTGTTTCGAGGATTCGAGCCTGAAGCCTTTTCGCTTCCCTCAACTACCGTTTCTTCTGAGCTTCCGCTCGTCCCTCGGCTCGTCAATGAAGATTCCGAGGTTCCGGTAGCCAGTCCAGTCAACGCGCTGATGGGTTTCCGTTGCGCGCCGCCGGCGACTCTGGTTGCAATGTTAGTCTGATCCGGCGCAGGTGTCAAATGCCGGATGCTTTCGCACCTGTCGCACATCCACGAGCAGCAATCGCCCGCATTTACGCAGGCGCCTGAATGGTCTGGATGCTGGAAGGGGGAAACCGCTCCCTCTCCACCTTCGGAAGGTAGCGCGCGCGCGGACATATCAAAAGATTCGGATTTGTTGATGCGTGTCATCGTGAAACCTCCCAAACTACGTCAAGTGCTTTGTCCAGATTCATTCGGCAACGATGGTTAATCGGATCGGACACCGGCTCATCGAGAGCTCGAACGATCCGGCTCATTTCGACCCATTGGGTGCCGTCACCAACGACGGGGCGAATAAGCAGACGTTCGCGGCCGTATACGTTCTTGACATCAATTACAACGCACGTTACCCAAATCGTTTCGCAGCGGACCAGCACCTTAGTGCCGACGGCGATTATCATTTGCTTGGCAGTGTGAGCCATTACCGCCCCCCCATCTCTTCTCTGATGGAAGGGCAGGTCGCGAGGAGCATTCCTTTGGTGCCGATTGGCAGTTTGTTTCTCATGACTGACAGAATAAGGTATGAAAGACTTTTGTGTCAAGCACAAAATGGACCCTTTTAGTGTCATGTTGAGTCAGTATTTTTGGTGTTGCAAGGAAACGAGTTACGAACAGACCTTGAGAGACCATTGTGTGTCACCCTCTTGACAGAGTGTGATACACTCCACACCAGATAGTGCAGATCGAGCGAGCGGCGCTCGTAAAAGTCTTAGCCCATCGCCGGCGAGGCATCGGCAAGAGACCAAGAAACCGCTAACCTTCGCTGTCCCCCCACATAAACTCAAAATCGACCGGCAATCCCGAAAACACCTCTGTAGCAGCCCCGTAGAGCAATCGCAAGGCACCAGGAGATACTCTGGCATGGCAAAGTCATCTAGCATTATCAACGAGTTAGAGTTTAAGCAGTTGGATAATCTGGTAGCTATTGGGGCCCTCTGCGTGCCGATCCGCTCCCTTAACGGCGTGCCATTCGATGACCTTCCATGGTTTGAACTCTGGGCTATCGACATGGGCCGGCGCGAAGCTGAGCACATGCGCCTTGCGGCCGAGGCCGAGGCCAGCGAGACTCCCCGCCGATGATCCGGTATTCGATCCGTCCAGCTTGGCTTGAGTTGCTGGTGCTACTCGCCCTGCTCGCCGGCTGCCTGCTGGCCCGCGGATGCGGTCATGCTGCCATGGTCCAGCCTGCCGACCTGCCGACCATCCGGCCAGACCACAGGCCCCTCGAGCGCTCCGCCATCGCTACCAGCCAGCCCCAATCCGAACCCCTCCACCAGGGGGTATAGGGGGACTTCTCGCGCGAGCCTGGTATTTGTCAGGCTCCCTTCAGGGCGGGAAATAAAATCTGAGGAATTTTCAGGATTTGGGATAATGGATTTCGAAGTACGGGCGTTTCGTGCCGTGCGGCATGAGTACGCGGAGACAAGCGGGGGGTAGATGACCAGAACGGCTTCTGAGGCGTTGATCCATGTGATGGAGGACTTCGGGGAGAGTGAGCCGAAGGACGTGCTGGTGATTTACACGAATCAGGCCGGAGATTTGTGCTGGAGTTCGAGTACGGATTCGCAGACGATCAAGTTCGGGTTGCTGGAGATGTGCAAGCAGAGCATGATCAAGGCGATGAAGGACTGACGTCGGGGTTCACTTTCTGAGTTACGAAGTGGTAGGATAGACGGCATGGCGTCGAACAATGGGCCATATCCATGGAACAACTTACCGCCGATCGTATCGCTTCCGGGATACGGGAATCTGTTCAGCCCTGCGCAAAATATTGCTGCTCAGTACAAGATCGGCCAGACGCTGAACATCCGCCACCCCGGTCGATTCGGCAAGCGTCTCATCGGGGACGATGAAATCTCCCATTACCTCTGCGCAGCGGTCGCACGGGAACTGGGGGAGATGGGAGTAAGAACATCGGCCCTGCCATTCGGGACGCGCCGGAATGAATCCCACGTGCTGCACACGGTCTGGTACGACTTGCCGTGGTTTTGTCAACAGGATAGGACGATTCACCGCGATGAATTCGCTGAGAAGTTCCTGAACGTCCCGGCGAACGACATTGCCCTGATGATCTACGCGCGGGCACAGGGCGGTCTCGTTGAGTTCGAGCGCACAGGGGAGAGGTCGCCAAACACCTGCGAGTCATCGTACGGGGTTATGGGCAACAGCGGGGTATCTCTCTGCTGCGACCGAGCCTACGACATGGTCAATGACATGCTCAGGAGTGTCGCAAGGCTGGCGTATTACGTGACCACCGCCAAATAAATAGCTGACACCTACGAGCGTGTTAACCGAGTAACTGGAAATCTGAAGAACTTCAATCCGTAGGGATTCCGAATGCTCCGAGGACCGCCCGGCGGATTGATTCCGCAAGGGCCTTGTTGACTGTCAGGTTGCGGTTGGTATCCCAGTTCTGGCCGGCTGAATGGTAGGAGCAGATGAGAGTCTTCCTGGTTCCGTTGTAGCTTACCTGGAATGAGGAGTTTTCCGGATCGCGCTGGAGATCCTGTTTGATCTTCTGGATCTGTTCCTTTGAAACCTCGGCGATGATCTTAGCTTCGCCATCGGAACCAAGGTTCGCCCCAACATTCAACTCTCCGGCCTGCACAGCGCGCAGAATCTCCTGACGAACGTCCTGTCGCAGCGATTCGATGTACTGGCGCTCGGCCGCGGCGAGTTCCTCCTTCAGAACCCGGATAAAGGTCTGCTGCTTTTGGGCGATGCTTAGGATTCCAGCCTGAGCCACCTGCTGGACACACCGATCGCGTGAGAGCAATTCAGTGGTTACCTCCGCCAGCAGGCTCACAAGTTGATCGTCGGTTACTTCCTGGAGTCCGAGGTCAGACATCAGTCCTTCTTTTCAGTTGACTCACGAATCTGTTCCGAGATGTCGCAGAGCATCCAGAAGCAGGCGACAACTGCCGCGCAGGTTGCGAACTGCAATTCGTGGCAGATAAGGCCGATGGACATACCAAGGCCGAACATAGCCGCCATTAATCTTGCTATCGATGGTCGCACTCTTAACACAGCAATCCCCTGATCATAGGACTGAGCTCGCGGCATCCGTCGAACGTCATCTGAGAACCGCCACCCTTGCGCGAGAGCGATTGTAGGAATCCAACTGCATCGGTGTCGCCGTCGGGCCCGCAATACACGCAATCGACACGGCCGGTCAGGTGATCGACCTGTTCAAGGCAGTCCTGGCAGTTATCGGCCAGTCCATCTGAGATGATGATCGTTCGCCGCGGGCGCAGTTTTGCCGCCTCCTCGATCGCGGCGCCCAAATTCGTCCCGCCCATCAGGCCTGATTCGTCCGGCAGATCTTCGATTCCACGCAACTTCTTGACCCAGCTTCCGAAGACGATGATGACCGCTTTCGGGTGAGCCTCAAGAAGATCAGTAAGGGCGATACGCACGTGTTCGATCTTGCGCCGGTCAGACGATCCGATAAGACTCGCCATGGAGTGCGAGCAGTCGGCCAGGACCACGGTGGCCTCGGTACAGTTCTTGTAACGGCCACGAAGGCGCTCGATCTCTGACGAAGCCTCTCCTGAAGAGGGAGCCGCAGCAGCTTTGCTGACGATGTTCCGCAGGATACTGGTCAATTCACCGGCCATCGGTTGCTCCCTTCTCGCTCCCTTTGATCCCGAAATACGTTTCGCAGATCTCGCGAATGAGCGAAGAGATGCCGCGATGCTTGAGGCGCCGCGCTTCGGTCTTCAGCTTTTTCAGGAGCGGATCGCCGAGACGCACCATGACGGGGTTCGGCAGAGGATTCTTTTCAGGCATGAAAGAATCTTACCCCTTTTGCTTTACAAACTGCAAGGTGGGGGCGTAGAATCTGATTCATGAGCGCTCTCCTGAACCACGTCGCAATCGTCTCTGAATCCGAGCGCGTCACGTTCGACGATGTCTCGACCGTAGCCGCAGCAGTTTCAAAACAGGTATCACGGGACTTCGGTCCTGCGTGGGGAGTGCAGGCCACCGTGCAGGCATTCGCCAGACTGGAGTCGGTACCGTCCGACTACTGGCAGGTGCTCCTTGTCGACAACGACAATGCGCCGGGCGCCGCCGGGTACCATACGGATTCCCACGGGCAGCCGATTTCTCTGGTTCAAGTCGAGGGGAACTGGCCGGTAACGGTAAGTCATGAGACTCTCGAGATGCTGGCGGACCCATCGGGGAACCGGCTGATCTCCGGCCCACAACCCTGCCAGGCGAGTTCAGTCAGCCAAACGATTCCAGAGTTCCCGCGCGCTGACATTCTCGTTGAGGTCTGTGATCCATGCGAGGCGTTCAATTACCTGATCGATGGAGTGCCGGTGTCGGACTTCTGCCTGCCGGCATTCTACTATTCTTCAAATCCATTCGGATCACAGGAAACTACTTTCTTATCCACCCACTTACGTCCGCTGTCTGCGGGGGACGGTGGGTACCTGTCGTTCCGTAATCCGGCGACAGGACAGTGGTACCAGATCTTTGCTGAGCATGGACAGGTTGTCGGTAAGCAGATTGGCGTTCCGTTGGGAACCGTGTCCATCAGAACTGCTGCAGACAGGATGGCGCGTTCCATGGTCCGATCCAAACCTGCTCGTCAGTGGTCCTGCAGTAATTCTCCGCATGGGAGCGCTGAGCGCGCCGCACGTACCAGAGACCGCGTGAAAGAGATCTCGTCCCTGCGATGACCGGCGTCTCAAAGAGCACGTCTCATCGCGAGTTCGTTCGGTGGCAATCCCCGGTTCTTCTGGCGTTGCTGGCCTTGCGGCTGGGCGTCAAGATCGTAAGTCCGCAACGGCTGGATCTTCGGGAGTCGAAGTGAAGTACTTCCTGTCCGTAACGACCGCCGGCGCCGACGGAAAGTTCGTGCATCTTTACGACGGAGTCCCGCTGGAACTATCGGACGCAGAAAGGCTCCGTGACAGCCATCAGGAAGCGTCTCTTCTCGCCGGGCGCACATTGAGCCAGGTCCGGTATGCAATTCGGCCGTACGTTGAAGGTGGTAAATGAAAAAGTTACTGTCTGTGGGGGCGCTGATATTCGCGCTGGCCTTGTTCGCGCAGGAGAGACAGGACGATCCGCCACCTGAAGGAACGTACAAGAGTTGCGACAACTACGCGCGGCAAGACGGCCCGCAACATCGATGTGCTTGCGGAAAGGCAATGCACACGGACTGCGAAAAGCATGAGCCGGACGTCTCGATGGACCGGCGCTGCAAGACGTATTGCTCAAAGCAGAACTGCCGATGCCTCTCAGCCTGCACCACGTAGTCCCGCTGACAGAAGGTGATCCGCTGATCCTCAACCAGAAGGATTTTGCGGAAATCTACTGGGGCGTGCAAGATGCTGAGATGGCCGGACGGTCTGGAGACTCTTTCATGCTGGATTGGTTTCAGTCTCGCGGACTTGCAAACGTGTCCCGGTTCTTTCGAAAGATAACGCCGATCCGCGTGGACCCGAAGGCTGAAAGATTTTCCGTATATCGCGCTGACATGGTAAGATTCTTCGCATGAGCAAGCCAGTAACTCACCGCCTCGTTTATCAGGACATGCCCGTCCCGAATTCCAGCGTTCCAATGCGAACCGCCCGGTTATACCGCGAATCGGATGGAATGCTTACGGTGACCGTGAAGGATGCCTTGGTGCAGTTCGGGGAAGATCCCCAGCACGGCCAGATGCGCGTTTTCCTCAGCCATGACCACGCCCTGAAGTTCGCCAGAAAACTGGCCGATCGGGATTGGGCTGTGACCAGTGGCCTCAATCCTTCCGATCCGGACTTCATCTCTCAGGTTGAGCGCGGCTACGTCGCGAATATCGCTGAGGAGCATGCAGATCGACGCATCGTTTCTCCTGACCAGAACCAGATTCTCGCACTCAAGAACTAACGAAAGGCAACACCATGGAAAATGAAATCCTCGGCGGAACGCCCGCTGAAGAAACCGCAGCACCGCCGGCAGAAGTAGTCTCCGCGGCAGATCCGGAACCGGCGAGCAACGTCGTCTCGATCCACCCGCACAATGAAGCAGTTCGGGAGTTCGCGCAGGTTCTCATGGACAAGGGAGCGGACCTCGGACAGGAGAAACCAGCGCAGGAAGATCCGAAGAGTGAACCGGCGGTCTCCACGTCTGAGAATCCGTTTGAGAAGCTCTTTCACGAAGAGCGCCTGGCCCACGACTTCACAAAAGCTGAGCTCGCCAAGGCCTCTGCGGCACTGAAGCGCGCGGCAGAGATGGGATTCCCGCTCGGTGCCGGAATTCATCGGGGAGCGTAAGTCTTGGATCATTGCGCCGTACACCCCAGTGAGTTAACCGCGGAAGATCTTCTGTGGATCAGCAAGGAGGTCGACGATATCGTTTCCTATCACTCGCCGACTCCTGATCAGCTTGCGCGGATGAAAGTACTGCGTGAGACTGCCGGGCAACTTCTGAAGGCGATTATGATCAATTGCCCGCCGAGCGCGGATAGATCAGCCGCCATTCGAAAAGTGCGTGAGGCGCTGTTCACAGCGAATGCCTCCGTAAGCCTGAACGGAAAGTCGCTGTGAAGGAACTGCTGGACCTCGCGCAGACCCGGGAAGAGTACATCCTCATCGCGACCCTCTGCGCGTGTCCAAGCGCCCTGACGTTTGGATCTCTCTATGACGGGTCAGCAAAGTGCTGGCTCCTCTGTCGCCTCACTGACTTCCGCAGCCTTCCTCGCTCTGTAGATACCTACTCCGAAGACACCCTGTGCAGCCTCACTGGTCAGACCAGCCACAATCGAACTTAACCAGCCCCATCGACGCGATCGCTCGCGTTGACCGCGAGCTCAAAAGCATCGCGGACGAAAAGAAGCGCCGATCACTCAACAAGATCGAGACCCTATTCCCGTCGTCTGGTCCACATAGGCGCGACTTATATCCAAAGCACCTGGAGTTGATGAGAGCGGGAAAATACTACAGGAGTCGAGCCTTCGTGGCAGGAAACCGTACCGGTAAAACTACAACTGGCGCATTTGAACTAACATGTCATTTGTCAGGAATTTACCCAGACTGGTGGGAGGGAAGGAAGTTCGAAACGGCAATATCTGCATGGGCCTGCGGAACCAGCAATGAAACTACCAAGAATATTGTGCAAGCGGAATTGCTGGGTAGGTTCGAGAAGGATGACGCAGTTGGTGACGACATAATCGGGATGGGTACCGGGATGATTCCGGCCAACCTGATAGCATCGGTGGAATTCCACGCACAGATCCGCGGCGCGGTTAAGACAGCTTGGGTCAGGCACGTCTCAGGGAAGCGAAGCGTGCTTGGGTTCAAGTCGTACGAACAAACAAGTACAGCTTTTGAAGGTACTGCTCAGCACTTTATTTGGGCCGATGAAGAAATTCCTCTTGACGTTTACACAGAATGTCTGATGCGAACTATGACCGTAGATGGTCTTTTGCTCTTAACGTTCAGCCCCCTACGTGGATTGAGTGATGTGGTCCAGCAATTTATGCCAGACGGAGTGGTGCCAGAGACGCAGATACCGGTTTAAGTTGCGGTAGAATAAATCGAGGCCGACGTCATGTCCAGTGACGGCAGCCTCTAACCAGCATTCGAAGGAGAGTTCGAAGATGGCTGACCAAAGCCTACCACAGAAAAAACCATATCCGCTTCGTGCGCTGAAGCCTCTTCCGGTAAGTAAATACTGTTCACGCTGCAAGGAATTCCTGCCCGCATCGAGATTCTACCGATGCGAATATCTCACCATGACAGGCAGGACAAGCGTTAAGCTTTCTGCTGAGTGCCGAGAGTGCCATCAAAAGCCGCTGCGCCGAGGAAGAAGGCCAAGCAGGGCTATCCCAGTCGACTCTACCTGTAAGAAGTGCGGCGAAACTAAGCCGATCGAGCGCTACGACATAACCAGGAAAGTCGCGAAACGAGGAACAGTCAGTTACTGCATCGCGGGAACATGCAAAGATTGCCGGGCAAAGTGCCGCCGCAAAAAGGCAAGAAAAGAGAAAGATCTTAAGCCTATTCCATGGTCAAAGACCTGCAATAGGTGCGGAGAGACAAAGTCATTCGAGAAGTTTCGCCTGCGCATCTACAAGACGTCCACGGGAAGAAGTAGCCGAAAACTTCACTCGATGTGTGACCCGTGCCGACAACTGCATGAGCGGTCCAAGTTGGTACGGAAGGGAACTCCGAAGGGCGTTCCTCCGCATCCAGTAGATAAGCCAAAGCGCTGTTCCAGGTGTAGTGAGATCAAAGACCCAAATCTATTCGGCAGGATTAAACGTGGCACTCGTCTGGCATCGCGATGTAAGCAATGCTATACCGCCAGCCGGGTTCCCAGTGATCCAGACAAGGCCCGTCAGTATTATTTGAAACGTAAGGCCAGCAAAGATTCTGACCCAAGCATCTCCAAGCGGGAAAAGGCCTATCTTGCCGATCACTTTCAACGCAACAAAGAGCGCATTCGCCTTCGGAATATAGAGGAGCGCCGACGCAATCCGGAAAAGCATCGTCTTCGCGCGGTAGCCAATATCGCCAGGCGCCGAGCGTTTGGCGATGACCGTAAGATGCCCGAGGTTCGAGAGGCAATTGCTTCTGCCTTGGAATCTTATCGGATCGGGGATCAGTACTGGGACGTCTACGAATCAAAGTTGATCGATGTCCCGACCGTGGATCACCTGTCCGCGATATCCCGTGGCGGCACGAACGCTCCTGACAATCTGACCGTAACCTCTCGCGAAAACAACAGTTCAAAAGGGACGCTACCACTGATCGTATGGCTCGCCAAACGCGCGGATCGAACCCGCAAACAGCAATTATCATCGGACTGCTGAGCGTCATCAGCCTGTGCGCGCAGCCGGCGACCTTTCCAACAACCACGCTCGCGGCACCGGTGGCCGGATGGCCTTCGAGCCAGCCATTTCAGAACAGAGTGTTGATCGCGAACCCGTCGCTGATCATTCCCGGGATCAATCCGATCTCGACCTCTGGGATTGGCGACCCGACCGGGCACACGAACCAGATCCTGATGGTCGACCAGGAGGCGATGTGCGTGACCGGCCCGCTGGTGAACGGCTATGTTCCGGTGAACCGCGGATGCCAGGGATCGTACGTGCAGGGGCATGCGATGGGGGCTACGGTGTGGGTGGGATTCCCGAGCTACTATCCGCTGACGGTTCCGAGTGGGGCCTGTAACGTGAATGCGCTGCCGGTGTTGCCTGTGCTCTATATCGAGAACGCCGGGGTGTACAACTGCGTGAATGGGTCATGGTTGTACGAGGGCCAGGCGTCGCTGGTGACCCCAGGGATCACATGGCCGCCGGTGTGGCATGCCGCGCCGAGACGTAAGCCGTGGTACCGAAGGGTGTTCGGCCTATGATGGGCGCTCCGATCTCTTTCAAGAAGACCGGCCAGATCGACTTAGCGATATCGATCAAGAAGTCCGCAAACCGTTACAGCGATCCCGTATTGCTGGAATGGGCAAACAGAGTTGATGCCGCTATGCTGAAAACCGCGAGGATAGCCGGATTCCAGTTGATGCCCGCCGATGAGATCGGCCCAGTGTGGATGGCGACCGCTCGGAAAACTCCATGAGAGACCACGCGCCACTGCTCGGAATCATCGCCGCGATCATCGTGCTCTCTGGCACGCTTGTCGGGTTGTCGCTGATAGACAAGAAGGAAGACGGCCCGGTGCTGCTGGCCGTTGCGAGCGCCATCACCGGAGCGGTCACAGCTCTCGGAGTGATCGCCCAGAAGATTTACAGCGGCAGCGGACCAAAAGATCCTGAAGCTCAAAAGGCAATCGCCGTACAGACGTCAACCGTGGACACGCAAACCCGCGTGACCGTCGAACCACCAGCGCAGTCTTAAATTTAATACCCCTGCGCTCGGCATGTATAACACCATAAAAAGCGATTTAGATGTCTCCTCTCCAGTCTTCGGAAGTCGCGGCCCTGCCAACCAGCAGGCTCGTAACGAGCAACCAAGTGAACCATGTACCCACCAAAAGGCAGATGAACTCCTGAAGCTCATTCTGGATTTGGAGGGCGAGCAGGCGCGCCTGAATTCATTCCTGTTCGAACCTGACGCAGCACCGCCGGACAGTTCAAAAGGTGCGTCATCACTCGACGGAAAGATAGCCGTAGCGTGCAGCCGGGTGGCTATGATGTGCGGATATCTCCGCTCAATCAACAATCGGCTGGCCGGATAACAACACAGGGCGGTGAAATTCCGCCCACAATTTCCTGAAGGAGCCACGAACATGGCAGATTCCAAAAGCAAGTCGGCCGCCGGGAAGGTGACCGCCATGGCGACCAAACGGGGCGCCATGAAGCACAATTTTGCTGAACTCCGCATCCGCGGCGCAGCGAACGGTTACACCTTGCACCATGAACATCCGCGCGCTGAAGGCGAGAAGGGCATGTATATGTCGCCGAAGGTGGATGAGCATGTGTTCAGCGGCGACAATGCGGAGCAGGACATGCAGACGAAGCTCGGCGAGATCCTCGGCAATGGCAAAGCGCCCGGCAATAAGGACGACAAGACCAAGTCGGGTAAGATGGACGCTGAAGACAAAAAGGACATGGGCAAGAACGAGAAGGATGACGACGAGGACGACGAATAAGGCGATCCGGCGAAGTTATTGAGTTACGAGTCCACGAATCCGCCTATACTGTACCCATGAAGCTAAACTGTTGTTCTATTGTTTTCGCTCCATTCCTGCTGCTGTCGGCGGCGATGGGGATTTTTGGGCAAGTTGATCAACCCGGCAACGCGCGAACGCATAAGCACGAATCCGTCGGAAGTGTTCCACATGGCACTTCTGGGGTTGTGACCACTGGTACATGGTCGACCGTACCTGTTGCAGCGGGTGGCATGACGACAGGTGGATTTACCAACGCGGTAGGCAGTCTCGCCGTTGGCGGCGGTGGTTTTTCTGGCAACTGCGTCATCGCGATGAGTTCCATTACGGGAGAACTTGTATGCGCCGGGGGCGCTGGCAACGGCATGCTGATTGCCTACAGCGCCGACGCTTCACGCAGCCCCGTTGTCACGTTGGTTGATGTCCGCGCCGCTGCCAAGCCGATCTCGCCTGACAAGCTGGTTCCCGCTGCCTACCTGAAGCTGGCCAAATCGATCGGCCTTGATTCCGCCGCGACCGATGAAGCAAGGATGCTGGATGCAATCCACAACCTTGAGCTGAACGTATACGACGCGGGCGCAGTCGAAAACTATCTGGTTGGTCAAGCTCGAAAACTATCAACGGCCCAGCACGGAGTTGAGATTGCGTGGGAGCCGATGCGACCGAAAGACTCCAATTTGATAAGCGGTATTGCGCGACGCACCGCCGGCTCCATGCGCATACTGAACACCTCCTACCCACACGCCATTCCAGAGCGCGTAATCACCAACGCGGCAAGGCTGCTGGAGTGTGAGCCGGATGTCATGTTCCTTATCAGCAACTACGAAGCGGTGAAGCCTGATCCGTTCATGGCGGTTACCACGCCACGGCTGCTGGAAACCGGCAAGGTGTTCATCGTGGATCAGTGGGACGAGCCGGGATTCAGCGATGGGCAGCCCGTTAAGGCAGCGCCGGAAAAGCCTGTTGCGCCAGTGCCATCGGTGATAATGCCGGGACAGACCATTGCTATTTCAGTTCCGTTGCAGAGTTACGGATTGGCGTTGCAGTAGACAAGGGACGGTTTTGGCGCAGGCCGGAGTAAGATACCGGGGTTAAACCGGCACCGGGTAGCGCCCGCTCGCGACAGTGCAAAAACATGAGTCCGCCACCCCCTCCTTGAGGCGGATTCGTTTTGAGCCTGGCCGGAGATCTTAACCTCCGAGGACTTCGGTCGGGCCCGGTCGCGAGCGTAATTCTCTGAGGCGGAGGAGGTAGAGAGCGGCGGGAGATCCGCAGCCGGGGCGTTCGACGGTTGCCGTCCTTCATTGATTCCCCTCCGCTTCAGGGGTATGATGTAAAGCATGAAAAGAACGCCTCTCGATAGCACGCTGGTGCAGGCGGTAAGCCACGACCCGGAGACGAAGACCGTGCACGTCGAACTCCTGCATAAGGGGACGTACACGTACCACGATGTGCCGGACGAAGACGTGAAAGCGCTGATCGCGGCGGAGTCGGCTGGCAAGCACTTCAACACCGTGTTCAAGGCCGCCCATGGGCATAAGGCGCGGAAGGCTGATTGATTCTCCTTGGCCTACAAATATCTTGGTGAGAGGTGGGTAACGCAAGCGGATTGGGACTCCTGCCCACACCTGAGCGAGGAGTCCAAAACCAGCCTTCTCTCTTCGATTCCGGTTTGGCAACGTGACGCGAGATCAAAAGGTATCCCGCAACTTGGCGCCGGAGCGATCTTTCAGGTCTCGGAGTCGGAGTACGTTGTTGCGGCGCTGAAAGGAGGGATTCCATCCTCTTGGCCTAAATCCTTCGCCCTTGACGTTGGAATTCGCGTCACAGCGGCGGTATGGATGGCCAGAGATCCTGACAGCGGAATCTACTATGTCTACCAGGAATATGCGCGTGAAGATGCTCCTTACTCGATCCACGCTGCGGAAATAAAAGCCAAGGGCGACTGGATGACCGGAGCATGCGACCCGGCGGCCAATCAGCGAAACCAGAAGGATGGCGATCGGCTGATGGAGAATTATCGTGCAGCCGGCGTGAGCTTGATTCCCGCTGAGAATTCCGTAAGCGCTGGCATCGAGGCGGTTCTTGACGCTCTAGTCGGCGGACAGTTGAAAATCGTAGAGACCTGCCAGAAGTTACTGCGGCAGATGCGGATTTACCGACGGGATGACAAAGGGCGCGTTGTCAAAAAAGACGATCACCTCTGCGATGCCCTTCGGTATGGATGGGTCTCTGGCCGGGATATCATGAAGGTCCGGCAGCGATCAGTATCCGCGCAACCGCCGAAGATCCCATCGACACCAAGATCGTGGATGGCGTAAGATGTAAAGCATGGAAATAAGCAACATCCGCCTTCTTGGCGACCAGGTCCTGATTCGGTGTCTTGGAACAGCGGACATGCAGGGCCTAATTCACATCCCGATATCAGCTCAGGAGTTTCGCAAGATCCACCAGAGCGGCGGTGACTATCTGCACCGTGGCGAGGTTCTGGCGACCGGGCCCGGCGACAGGATGGTCAGGCTGCATTGCGACCGATGCTGCCTCATAGGGGAAGAGAACGACAAATGTTTTAGCGTCCGCCTGAGTACAGCCAAGAACTTCAGGTGCGGTCGCTGTTCTGGAACGACGACATTGCTCAGAGATGGTCCGCTTAACGCCGAGATGCCGGTGAATGTCGGTGACATCGTGCTCTACGAGAACCGGCGTGACGCAAAGTTGCATCCGGGGCGATTCCCGTCTCTCGGACTCGAAGACGACACGCTGGTTATTCTGCTCGCCGAACAGCATGTGATGGCCGTTCTGGAGGAGTCCGAGTGAAAATCTTCGGATTCGAAATCATTCGAATGGCCGGGCGCTCAGACCGGTCTGAATTGATGAGCGAAATAAGGCTCCTCAACGAGCAGAACGACAAACTGCAGAAAGCGTTCAATAGGCTGTTTGCAGATCTCTCGAAGGAAAAAGTTGACTACGCTCAATTGGATCAGTCCCTCCAGCAGCAGAACAGAAATGTTCTATTCGCCAATCAGGAGCGCGACAATCACGCCAGGGAGATCGTTGACCTGAAGTGTTCCCTTGAAAAAGCCAATAGGAATGCATCAGAAGCGGTAAGCAAGTACATTGCCGAGCAGGAGCGGATCAAGGAATCGCGCAAGAAACAACGCAGGTAGATCGTGATTGTCCGTCTCCTCCGTATTCTGCGCGTACTCTGGAAGCAGTGGGTAGACCCTCCTCCTTCGCTGGAAGAAATCTCTCGACAGCGCGCCGTGCGTCTTGAAGAATTGGACCGCCATAACCGCTTTGAACTCGATGAGTTCGACCGGGAATTGAGACCACGAATGGATCTCCATGTGAGGCAGGAACAAGTTCATGCGGAGATTCCTGTTACGGTTATCGCTAGTCCGCTGATTTGTCGTGATGTAGAGGATTATATTCGCCAGAACCCACGGCGTGTGATAGGAATTAAGGACCTTCCATTTTCCGGATTAGACTACGCCCTGTTCGAACATACGCTATTTGATCTTTCCAAAAAGGAACCTCGGTTTAAGGTCGGGAAGGTCGGCATGGAGCGCGTGGTTCTCTTCGTCCCGTAAGTAATTCCAGACAGCAATAGTTAAGTGGCTTCGCGATACTCCAAATGGTTCGAGCGCTGCACCGGAAGAATACCGCTTCGCTCTCCTAAGGTCCGGCCGACAAGTTCGGAAGTTGCGCTTCGAAGGAAGTTAGAATTAGCTCAAGGTGTTGCCGCGAGAGTAGAGAAAGAGTTGCTGTCGCAAGAGAAACAGATCCGTGCCCTGGAAAGCTACTCCCGTGATTTAGAGCGACAGTTGAACCACGCATCGAAAGAACTCGCTCAATGTATCGGTGAACGCCCAACTCTTATCCGCAATTGGGCTCCGGCCAACTGGGAGAAGACTGTTGCGCGATTGGATTCCCTGGAGCGCGAGCGCGGCGCTTATGAGTAAGTAATTCCCCCCGCCACGTCGTGATGACGTTGCCAATCAATGGCCGTACAGCCCAACCGTCCGGACAATTCTGTCCGATCATCCAAAGCCACTGGCGTAAATCGACCGGTACCTGACGCCACACTTGCGCCCGTCCTCGACCTCGGCGTAACAACGTCCGTCAAGACCAGTCGCACCACACCAAGCGGTCTCGTAATCGTCAGCGCGACGAAGCAGCCGGAAACCATCACCGATCCGGATGAGGAGTTCCTTACCAAGGCTCGGGAGCGGTTCGCGCGTTGCGTGTCCTCGGAGAATGAGTGGCGCCGCGATGCGAAGGAAGAACTCGACTTCACTGACGGCCTGAAGCATTGGGACGAAGCGATGAAGGCGGAGCGCACCGGGCGCCCGTGCCTGACCTTCGACCGCATTACGCCGGCCGTCAAGCAGGTCGTCAACGAAGCGCGCCAATCACCGCCAGAGCCGGAAGTAGCGCCGGTCGGCGGCGGGGCCGACAAGGAAACGGCGCAGGTCATTCAGGGATTGTTCCGGAACATCGACAACGATTCCGGAAGCGATACCGTCTACATGACTGCATATGAGCAGGCCTGTAAGATCGGCCTGGGCTGGTTCCGCGTCCTGTTCGACTGGGAGACGGATAACCCTGAATCGCAGGAAGCATTCATGCAGAAGTTGCTGCTGAGGCGCATTCCGAACACCTTCTCTGTCTATCGCGATCCGGCGGCGATGGAGTTCGATTTCTCCGATATGGACTACCTGTTCCATACCGAGGATTTCGACCGCGACGTGTTCAAGGAACTCTACGGCGAGGATGTCGAGCGCACCATTGCGATGATGGGTGGCGGCGTCGGGTTTGAAGCTGTCGGTGATCGCATAAAAATGGACTGGTTCCCGAATGGGGCCATCCGCGTTGCAGAGTACTGGTATAAGGAACGAACCAAGCGCAAGATTCACCTTCTCGAGAGCGGAGCGGTGGTTCCAGACGAGCACCTGTACGACGCGATTCCGAAAGCCACCCGGGAACTGTTCGAGACGAAAATATACTGCGCGAAGATCACCGGCGGCCAGGTAATCAAGCGCTGGGAATGGCCCGGGAAGTGGATCCCGTTCATCCCGGTAATCGGGGACGAGATCTGGAAGAACGGCAAGCGATCGCTCCGCGGCATGATTCGCCCGGCGATGGATGCGAACCTGTCCTACGACTTCATGCGGTCGAAACAGGCTGAGAGCATTGCCCTCGCCCCGATTGCGCCGGTGATAGCGGCGATAGGATCTCTCGGACAATTCGAGAGCCTGTGGGCCGATGCGAACCGTAAGGCGTATGCCGTCCTGCCATACCTGACTGAGGTAAATGGGAAGCCTGTCCCCCCGCCAACTCGGCTCAATACGGCTGATGCGCAGGTGCAGGCAATCACCTTGGCGATCGCGCACGCCGAGCAGGATATCGAAGCCCTGACTCAGGTTTACCGGCCAGATCTCGGGAACCCAGTCTCCGAGGCCAGCGGGCGCTCAATCCTTGCACAGAAGAAAAACAGCGACAACGCCCACTTTAACTATTTCGACAATCTGTCGCGGTCAGTGCGGCACGATGCGCGGATTCGGCTCGACCTGATTCCAGTCGTCTACAGCGAAGAGCGCGCGATCTCGATCTTTGATCCGGACAAGAAGATCCGGTCGGTAAAGATCAACGCAGCCGTTCTTGAGGACGGGGCACAGCGCTTCTACGATCTGGCTCAGACCCATGGCATAGCGCGGTACGACGTGGTCATGAAGTCTGGCACGGCGTATGCGACCCGCCGACAGGAAGGCGCTGCGGCGCTGATGGATCTGGTGAAGTTCATCCCCGGGCCCATGTCGCGTGCACTCGATCTTCTGATCGGATTCCTCGACCTTCCGGACGGTGATGCCATTGCGGCGCGCCTGCGCCCGCCGGACATCCCGGCTGAAGATGGCGGCCCAACGCTCCAGCAGTTGATGCAGCACGCGCAACAGCAGCAGGCCATCATCCAGCAACTCACTGCGTCCGTTCAGGAACTCGGCAACAAGGTAATGGCCGAACGCCTCAAACTGGCATCGCAGGAGCGCGTGGCGCTTCATGGCGACTTCGCCGGTATCCTCGAAGCGCTCATCAAGGCGAAGAGCGCGGATTCGAACGCCCTGCTGGGAGAAATCGCTGAGACGTTCCGTCAACGGGAAGCGGCACTGGCGGCTTCCGATGAGACGGCGAACCCAGACAGCAAGGGCAGCGCGCAGAGCGCGGCTCCGGCAACTCCCTAAGACCCGCACACCCCCAGGCATTCATCAGCAAAATTTATCCCTAACTGGGATTTTCTGGGGTCGACGTCAGAAGGAAGATCTATCTCATCGAGTGGCTTGCACTCCCTGTCAAGGTACAGTGGCTCAGACAGTCCGCGCTGAATCATCAAACCGGGAATCTCGCGGATCGCGCGATCAAACTCGACCGCCTCAGCGAACTCTTCCGGGTGATTCCTGGCCATTCTCGCCCAGTTGAATTTGTCTCTTTGAGGGCAAATCTTGCAGGCCGATTGCTCAACCAACTCTGGTGTCTTTCCACTCAGGAACGACTCACAATGTGCGCGGGTTATATAGGCATCAACCAGTGGGAAATGCGGCTCTGCCCAAGCGAAATCATCATCAGGGCAAAACTCAAGACTGTCTTCGTCGAACGGGCGGCGCATCGCACGGGTGATGCTTCCCGCGCGGCCCATTTCGTCGAGCGATATCCCAAAGTACTGATGAACCTTCGTCCCTTTCGGAACGCGCTGCCCAGGTTCAAGGCCAAGTAGTTCGCGACGAATGCACTTGGCAATGACTTCAAGTTTGTATTCCTTTGTGCACTGGCGTTGCACCTTTCCGCCATTCTCGGTGTAGGCGGGAATGGTCGCAAAGCGACCATTCCCAGTATCGATTGTCACCAGATCTGATCGGATGCTCCCGCGAGTGCGGGAAAGAATTGGCGAACCTTTGAGACTGATCAGCCATTGAAGGTTGCGCATCGTGTGACTCTGCTCGTCTTGCGTGTCAGCAAAGATCGAATAGTCGAACCGGTAAGGAAAGCGCCGAACAAAATCACGCTCACTTTCCGTCATGCTGGCAATCGTTTTCAGTGACCATGGCGATCCCTCCAGTTCACCGTTCATGACGGCAGACAAGTAGGCCATCAAATACAGGAAGGTGCTCTGCACGCCCGCTCCAAGATTCAATAAGTGCAGTTCGATTGGTGCTGTGGTTGACATTGATTGTGTCCGCTCACCCATTGTAAAGCAAAACCGAGTTCAGTAACCGATCTCTGGCGCGACCGATCGAGGTTGCCCGAGTAAGGAGCAGTACAAAGCATGGCAGTGGCAGAAGAATTACCGGAACTGGCTGTGTCTTCCAAGACGCAATCAGCCGAGAAGATCGCCGAGGTAATGAGCAGCCTCGGATACAACGTGTCCTCAGTCGAGCAGGAAGCGACGCAACAGACTCCCGAAGAAATCCAGGAGGCCGCAGAGACCGCCCGGGTTGAGCAGGAGACCAAAGACCAGCAGGCGCGCGAAGATGCCGCAAATGCGGAAGAAACTGAGCGCAAGAGCCGGAACCAGCGTCGTAAGGAAGCCCGGGAACGAGACCAGGAAGCGCTACGTCAGGCGACCGAGGCGAACAGTCAACTGAAACGGGAAGTCGAGGAACTCCGCAAGGCACAGACGTCCACCACGTCCCAGCTTGAGGAGTTGCGAAAGAATCCCCCGCGAGCAGTTGTCGAACCGCCATTACCGGAAGCCCCGAAGCGACCGACCAAGGCCGAGTTCTTCGAATCTGACGATCCTGATCAGGCCTACGAAGATGCGTTGTTTGATTGGCGCGACAAGAAGGTCGAACACGACAAGGCAGTCGCTGAGCGCGCGAAGCCCAAAGTAGTTGAGGAAAAGGCGGCTCCGGTAGTCCCGGCGGCGGCCGAACCTCCAAAGACGGCAGACGCGGCCACCAAACTCTTTCTTGGATCGGTCGAAGCCCTCGAGAAGCGGCTTCCCGACGACAAGAAGTCCGGACTGCGGCAGAAGCTCGCCGAAAATCTTCCAAACACCACTGAACCCATGCGGGCGATGCTCCTCACCATGGAAGACCCCGCCAGAATCGCGCAATATCTCGCCGAGCACCCCGAGGAATCGAAACGCATCAAGGGACTTACGGAAGGACTTATTTCCGATAATCCCAAACTGGTGAAGATCGCGACCCGGGAACTCGACAAAATCGAGCAGTTAGCAGCCGACGAAGATACTGCAGCCGCCGGAGCGGATCCCGGAAGCGCTGATGACAAGGCTGACGAAGCGGAACCTGATCCAGAGGTAGACGCTTCTGCAGCACGCATCAGTTCGCAACCACAACGCCCCGCGCAGCAGCAAAGACCGCCGGCAGCGGCAGCAGCCGCGCCAACTACCACTCAAAAACCGCCCACGAAGAAAGCAACTCCGATCGATCCCGTCGGCGCCCGCGGCGTTGAATCGGCGAAGCGTTATGAAGACATGACGCCGGCCGAACAGCGCGCGCTCAGCGTTGACGATGTCCGGAAGATGCGCGGCATGCTCTGAGAGCGTGTCCTTTTCTTCTCCCGCCGTGATGGCGGCACAACAGGCAGCGGGTTCCGCATCATGCCGTGAGGCAGCAGCGGCCCATAACTTCAACCTCTAACCAGCGTCGAGATGACGCAGGAGAAATGTAACAGCCAATGGCCAACGAACTTATTAACCCGGTGGCGGTGGCACAGGATAGCCTCATACGCTGGGAGAACAATCTCACAGCGGCAAAGTATGTGAATCGCGAGTCGGCGTAAGCCGGGCTCCATGGGCGAGTAATCGCCCATTGCAAACGGTGTGAATTCGGTGGACACCGGACTTTCATATCAATTAACATTGATTATGGAAACGGCAACACCGAGCCAAGACCTGAAGAAAACATGCACAAAGTGCGGTCATTCTGGACCGCTCGATGACTTCTACGAGAAGAAGTCCGGAAAGCACGGCAGGGCAGCGGAATGCAGATCCTGTACTGGCAAGAGGACCAATTCTCGATACTACGGCCCAAAGAACGCTGAGATCAAACGTCAAGGTAATCAGTACGGTCGCGGAAAGACCCAACTGATGAAAGACAAGGTATTTCAGCACTACGGAGGATGGAAGTGTGCATGTTGTGGGGAGATGGAAAAGCTATTCCTGACGCTCGACCACGTCAATAACGACGGGGGAGAGTTCAGGAAAGCACATTTCGGGAAACAGGGCGCTGCGGGAATGGTCACGTATCGATGGCTGATCACGCATGGCTTTGTCGAAGGACTCCAGGTGTTATGCGCAAATTGCCAGCATGGCAAGCGCCTGAACAATGGAGTTTGTCCTCACCAGGAAAGGTGTAACGATCAGGTCGCAAGACCGTAGGCTCAAGCGAGCCGAAGCGCACCGGAACCGCGAAAGCGGCTCATGATATGATCTGACCTCCACTCGATAAGATGGAGCAGCCTTCGGGCGGATCGCAGCGTAGCGTCTGCGGTTGAACACAAGTGTCGATCCACAATTTGCTTTGCCAGGGGACAAGATCGGGTATACCTTCAACGCCCGTCATTCAAACAGAATAGCGGCCTGACCGGGCAACCGGCCAGTGAATAACATCGAGATATCGGTGAAACCCGAAGGACCGAAAGGCACCCGGCAACACCGAGGCGAGCCCCTCAAGGGGAAGCTGTAACGACTATCCCGCAAGGGAGTAGGGGCAAGCGCTCCGAAGTACGATGCAGGCCACTGGCCTGAAGAGATAGTCTGAACTGAACGGATAACGTTCAGCAGCCCAGTAAAGTGGGCGGGCGCGGCCGCGAACCGCGTTGAACATAATTGATTCCTGTGCGCTTCCGCGGTCGCATCGGCGACCAGATGCAGCCCGAGTCCATCCGTGAAACGGTGGTCCCGGTAACCGTCAACCAACTCTGGGGCCAGGATCTTCAGATCTCGGACCAGGACCTCACCATGACGATCGATCGCTTTGGCGAGCGGTACGTCGAACCTGCGGTGCAGATCATTGCGAATATGATCGACACCCAGATCCTGCAGCAGTACGTCAACGTCTACAACTTTGCCGGGACCCCCGGCGTGTTGCCCACGTCGCTGACGACTTACACCGATGCTGGTGTGGTGCTGGCGGATAGCGCAATGCCAAAGGGGCGTATGACGTCCCTGCTGGTGAACCCTCGTTCGGAAGCCGCAGTTCTCGGCTTCGTGAACAACATCTTCAACCCGCCCAAAACTATCGGTGAGCAGTACATGACCGGTAAGATGGGCGAGGCCGTCGGCTTCAAATGGTCGATGGATCAGAACATTGCCCGCCAGTCCGTTGGTCTGTGCGCGGGTAGCGTTCCTGTCGTCAGCGCCGCCAACCAGACCGGAAATCAGATCACCACGTCCGGCTGGGCAATCAACACCCAGGTTCTGAATGCTGGCGATATCGTTCAGTTTGCTGGCGTGGACTCGGTCAACCCGATCAGCTACAACGATACGGGTTCGCTGCGCAGCTTCGTGGTCACAGCACCGGTTGTTTCAAATGGCGCGGGCGCGGCCACCATTCCGATCTCGCCGGACATCAACATCGACGTCACCAGTCCGTTCCAGACTGTGACCGCGACCCCGGCGAACAACGCCCAGGTGTACGTCTATGGCGTGCCTTCGGGCCAGCTCGGCAATATCTCGGGCGTGACTTCCGCGCAGAACCTTGCTTTCCATCGTGACGCGTTCACTCTTGTGATCGTGAAGCTGGAACTGCCGGGCGGCATGGAATGGTCCGAGGAAGTGTCGAATCCGCGCGTGGGAATTTCGATTCGCCTCGTTCGCGGCTATTCGATCAAGGACAACCAGAAGTACACCCGCCTCGATGTGCTGGGCGGCATCAAGACGATCCGGCCGGAATTTGCCTGCCGTATCTGCGCGAACTAACTGAACCGCGAAAGCACTTCAGCTACCAGCGAAAGAACAACGACCCATAAGGAGAAATGCACAAAATGATTACTCAGAATAAACTGAGCCGTCTCCTGTCTGTTCTTCTGATGGCGGCGGCGCTTTGCGCTTCCGCTTTCGGCCAGCAGACGGCTCTCACTTCCACCACTCTGACGGTTGGTGTACCGGCGGGCTTCCCGACCGGCGGCGGCAACCAGCAGAACGTAACCACGGTATCGGTCGCTTCGGCAACCGGTATCTCTGGTCCGCAACTTCCTTCGGCGCAGGGCGGACTCGGCAGCGCCACCAGCGGAACTTACACGTTCCTCTATGTTGACCGCGAACTGATGCAGGTCAATTCGGTCAGCGGAACCAACATCAGCGTCGGCCGCGGAGTCCAGGGTACGGCTGCAACCGCCCACAACTCCGGTGCTACGGTTTACGTCGTATCCGGTAGCCAGTTGATCACAAACCCGATGGGCCCGCAAGGTGGATGCAACTCGGCGATTAACCCGCCGGTTGTACCATACATCAACCCGGCTGACGGAACATTCTACTCCTGTCCGTCCTCTGGCCCGTTCGCCAACGTCTGGACAAAAGAGGGCAACGTGGAGCCTTTCGTGACGACTAATAATGCCGTCTGGGTGGCCCCATCCTCCTGCGCGTGGTCGACCACTGGGACCACAACCGGGACCAACGGGAATACCAATACTGGCGCCTCTGCTGTACCAACCAATCAGGTTTCGGTTTCTGCGGCCGGCGCTTCAGTCAACACCCTGACGTGCTCGTTTTCGGGTCAGCAGTTCCGGAATTCGACCGCAACCCAGACCCTTGGGAGAGGTACGAATATAACGAGCATCGATGTGACGTACGGCGTTCAAACAACTGCGCTCACATCGATCAACGGCGCGGCTGTCTCGACGATCACCTTCCCGACTCCCGCAGCGAGCGAGACGGCGTCTACCGTCACTCCCGTCGCTATCACCCCGACGATTGCTCAGTCTTCGACTACCGGAAATCTGGCCACTACAACCGCCGGGTCCTTCCGTACGTCGCGCCTGACCCTGTCCAGCCCGCTTGCTTTGAATACCGATGACCAGATTGTGCTGGTCACCGAGGCATTCAACCAATCGGCTTCTGCGGCCCAAATCGTTAACACGATGGGTATCCTGGTTCACTTCCAGCAGGTCTCGCAGCCCTAAAAACGCAGTGGCAAAAGGGAGGGCGCCAGGAATCACCTGACGCTCTCCACCCACTTCTTTTTAAACAAGGAAAACTCAATGCACAGAATTTCTCGATTCGTCGCACTGATCTGCGTTCTTTCCCTGACGCTCATTGCGCAGGTCCCGCCCGTCACTTACGCGAACAAGATTCCTTCGCCGAACGCCCCCAGCGGAAGTTGCAACACGGCAACCACGCCGGTCTACAACTATCTGAGTGGCGTCTATTATTACTGCGTCCCGAACACGGCACCGCCGACCAATCTTGGGACGTGGACGCCAGCTCCGACCAATGCTGTCGTGCTTGCGACCGGGACGGTTTCCGTACCGCTCTCGCTCACTCAGTTGACCACGATGTTCACGACTCCCGTGCCGATTATCCCGGCTCAGGGTGCAGGAACATTGATCGAGGTAACCTCCTGCATTCTTGACCTGACGTTCGGTTCGGCGGCCTTCACCGGCGGCGGTACGGTCACGATCGGCTACGGGACAACTCAATCGACCGTGGCTGCTTCCACGGCCACCTCGACCATTGCATCCACCGTTCTGACCAGCTTCTCGGCCAATCAGAACATTCTGGTGAATGCGGCAATCCCGGTCACGGCGTCGTCGCTGAACCTCAATACGGCGGTCTCGATCACCAACGGATCGGCGGTATTCGCAGCCGGCACTGGCGGTTCAGGACGCCTCGATTGCTCGTATCGCGTCCACCCCGGACTCAGCTAAACCACACTCCCATGAGAATCAATCGCACAGTTACCGTAACGGCGGCGGGCCCGATCAATTGCGTGACGGGCCTGAACGCCACTCAAATGGCCAATTATGGCCGCCTCGCGCCGGTATGGGTGAGATCTTTCTTTGTTCAGATGCTGGCAGGCGGAGCTGGATATGGCACGGTCCTGCCGGGCATTTACGGCGTTCAGGCAGATGGGATCTCACCGCGGATCCCGAGCGGTCTTGGCGCTACCAGTGGAGACCTGGGGGCCCAATTGGGAGCATCGCCGAGCGCAACGCAGCCGGGCGGCAGCTATGGAGACCCGGACGTCCTCCCGAACGGAGCCAGCAGCATCGATGTGTCGCGATACTGGGTGGATGGATCGAACGCAGGCGACACCATTGTGATTTCCTACGATACGACGGAAAATATACTATGAGCAAAGTTGCACTTTCAACCGAGTACCCGAAGTGGCTGTACAAAGGAGGCGCCCGCGACATTCTTGTGCGCGATGAAGACGAAGAGGCTGAGTGGCGAGCCAAAGGCTACAGTCATGAACTGAACCAGGAAGCGCCGACGGCCGCCAACTGGACCCAGGTGGCACCTCCCGCCAAGGCTGAGCCGCAACCCGGCACCGTCCCCACCGCTGTCATGGACTCCGCGCTCGACGCGATGAAGGTAAAATTTGATGGCGCGTGGGAGCGAAAGTGCAAGGAGTTGGACGACGAGAAGTCCGCGCATGGCAAGACGGCGGCGGATCGCGACGAGTTCCAGCGTGTTCACGACAAGCTCGCGGCTGATCACAAGGCTCTGATGGACGAGCATGTGAAGTTGCTGGCTGAGCAGAACGCGCAACTCACGGCCGCGAAACTGGCCAAACCAGCAAAGCCAGAACCGGTAATTCCTCCCGTGACTGCCAAGGCATAAGGCATGGCATATCCCAAAGGTCTCTTCACCGCCAATTTGACGCGCGTTGCGAACCCCAAGCCAGCAACGCGCCCGTTTTCCTCTCAGGCCGTCCGCGTGTCTGGGATGGAGAATCCGCGCTCCGTGTTCCGCTCGCTGCGGCAACCCGACCTGCCAAAGCCAGAGAGCTTCAAAAAGGGAGCATGAGTTTCCGTGGCTACCACGCGAACAGTCCAACAGATCGAAGACGCCGCTAAGTCTCTTCCGGCCGGTGGCATTGTCACCGTGACGGTGGAAGAGGCCGGGTTACTCGTTCTTCAACACCAGACGTATCGCGTGGAGCACGGAAAGGTGGCACCTGCCACGGCGTACCTGATGAAGAAGTTGTCGTCAGGACGCACGAAGATTCATGGCCGAACCGTGGAGGTGAAGTAAGCAATGCCATTCAAATCTAAAGCGCAGCAGCGGTATCTTGAGTCTTCCGCCTCGCCACTTACGGCGGCGCAAAAGAAGGATTTCGAGAAGTCGACGGATTTCGGAAAGTTGCCGGAGCGCGCGCCGACGGCGACCGTAAAGAGTGCGGCAGCACCGCCAAAGCCAGCGCGGCGCATGCACGGCGACGGTACGGGGCATTGGTCGAACAAGTAACGTTATAGATGGAGTAACCATGGCCAAACTTTCGAGCGCAGGCCGCAAGGCTCTGCCAAAGTCTGAATTCGCGGGTCCGAACCGGAGTTATCCTGTTCCGGACAAATCCCACGCCAGAAACGCTCTCGCGCGCGCCTCGCAGGCCGTTCATGAGGGCCGGATGTCTGAATCGACAAAGGAGAAAATCGACATGAAAGCGGATAAGGTACTTCACGGCCACGGCGGTAAGCACGAAACAAACAGTCGGCCCGGCGGCCACGTAGGAGGTCAGATGGACCATGAGATGCACACCGTCTCAGAAGACAATGTACTGCACACCATGCATATGACCCACGGCGCCACGCACCCAGATAGTAAGGGGGGCAAGGGCATGCACGGCGACGGCAAAGGACACTGGTCAGGCCACTGAGGTGTCGGCCGAAGATCTCCCCATCTTTCCGCCGTGGGTGCGCTGGTTGATCCTGCTGGCATTCGTGTCTCTCGCGGCGATCAGTCTGTCACGCACGGCGCACCCACACTGTAGTTGTCCCTACTGCACTTGTGCGATTGACCGCCAATCGTGCGGGTGCCCGGCGAGATAACATCGCGCTTGCGTTGCTTTACGCCAGCGTCTACAATCGGCAGATGGAATCCTATTGTCCGGATCTTCCTTGCCCGGACGGACGCGACCGCCATCACATGAAAATAGAAGTCATTATCACATGCGTTAACCACGCCGATTTTCTCGCTCACACTCTCCCGTTTAACAAACCGCAGTTTGACAAGATCCTGATTGTCACTGCTCCCGAGGACAAACAAACCCAAAAGATCTGCCAGTACTGGGGAGTCAAGTTCCATGTCACTGACGGATTCCAGTCTCGCTGGGGGCACTTCTGCAAGGGAGTTGCCATCAACGAAGGAATAGAACTTCTCGACAAAGACGCGTGGATCTGCCATATGGATGCAGATATTGCGCTGCCGCCGAATGCGCGGTACGTTCTTGAGCGAGCCGAGCTCGACACGAAGATGATTTATGGAATCGACCGGGTGATGTGCCCGAGTTGGAGTGCCTGGCAGAAGTTCATCAGTCAGCCGGAACCGCACACCGAGGGCAACGGTTTTTTCATCAACACGGTGCACAGCGGATTCCCACTCGGGACGCGGATCGCATTCGATCATGAGGGCGGCTACATCCCGATCGGGTTCTTTCAGTTGTGGCATGTTGATAGCGGAATCACGAAGTACGTCGAAGGTCATTCCGACGCCGGGAGAGAAGATGCCGTATTCCCGATTCAGTGGCCACGGAAACGGCGCGGCTTCATTCCTGAATTGACAGCCTATCACCTGGAGAGCGAACCGGCAGAAATGGCAGTCAACTGGAAGGGCCGGAAGACAAAGCCATTCGGACCACCGCGCTGATTTCGCTTTACAAACCG